TTAAATCACAATTCAACATTTAGGGTAGCGATTTTTTCGCTGCCCTATTTTTGTTATTAACACCGATTTGTTAGTACCTGTAATAGGTTCCATAAGACTCGTGCCGTTATTGGCCTTAAAGTTCGCAAAATACGTTCTCATTGCTTAATGCCGCTTATCCGTTGCCGCCGGTTCTATTGTTATTTTGATGATGCAAAGATAAGCGTTTATTTTCTTACTGCAAAATATTACAGTAGAAAAATTCATAAGAGCTGCGTTTTTTAACATTTAGAAGCCTACACCTACTTCCTGGCGTCATACATTGCAGCCATATACACCCATATCTTGCCTTGCGGAGCATCTTCGTCGGCAAAGTAAAACCTATGGGCACCCTTGAGGATCTGAGCATCATCACAGACCATACACATATCGGCATAAAACGAGTTAAACGCGACATACTTATCCCACTTGGTTGTACCCGATGGGAAAGACATTCCCCTTGCAGCTTCCTCTATCTGATCGGCAGTCCAATGGGCACCGGTTCTCTTCTCACCGGACGGTCCCGTATAACGTATACCCTCTACATCCATTTCGGCAAAATTCCTGTCGTAGTGGTTGCCATACAGTATGGAGTGCTGCTTGCGCATAAACCGCCAGTATTCGTCCGGATGCTCATCCCTGAGGATACACAGCATATCACTCAATGTGTCCACGCTCTGCCACATTGCCTTGTCGGAGGCTACACCGTTAGCCTTGGCATCCCTAATCATATCCTTATATTCCATGTCGTTAATATTATATATTATCAATCTGTTTTGTTTTCTCGGAGCACTTGTATCTTTTTGACAGGCAAAAAGAAGTCTTTTGGTATATCAAATTGTCATTCCATCATCAGCTTCTTAAGCTCTATCAGGTCGGCATCTGTTATCCTGATAGCCCCTGTATTGCCAAACAGGATATTCGATACCGGATTATCGGGAAGAGCAATGCGGATATTCCCCTTACCTATAGTTCCACGGATAAAGCCTTTCCCGAACGGCATCTCATCCATCTCGCGAAACATTACTATGAGGTCATTAAACAGCATATCCGCATCAATGTTGCCGTTTTCGTCACACAAAAACAAAGAGGCATTGTCAATCATTGTATTCAGGTTGTCTCTTTCTTTGGCTATATAGTTTTTTGCACCCCTCTTCAAATACACTGAAGCAACCTTCAGCTTCGGGTTAGCCTCAACCAGCGTGTCAATCCTGTCATCAACCCACAACAATAGCGAATCAGCCATCTTGTCCTTAATCTCTGTTATACTTTTCTTTGCTTCCATCATTTTTTTGATTTAGATTGAGGTTTTCCATTCTTCCAGTCGATAAACTCCTGCCATGTCATATCACTATGTTCCGTCACGTACTCCCGGAACAAGGCATCACGCCTGGCGGTCTCTTCCTTGGCTGTTTTCGATGTCCGCCTTACGAATGATAGCTGCTGCTCCAATATAGCCTTACCTTCGGCAGACGCTTCTATCCTGCCCTTGACCAGCAGAAGCAGTTCGGCATTAACCATCTCCTGTATAGCCATGCTGTTATCGTAATATTCCTTGTTGTTGCTGAGGATGCCGCGTTCCTGATCGTTGAGAGATGATACAATACGGTCTATCTCATCCCAAACAGGAGTTGCGGTATGCTGTACGGGCTGCGTCTTGGGAAACTGCTGCAAAGCCTGTAACTTCTGCTGGTACATCTCATTTTCCTGCGCCAACTGTTCCAGGTTACGCCCGGATGTAAGTAGAGGGTCATTTTCAAACATATTCATTATTTTTTTGTCAGTGGTTAATAAAGAAAGTGGTATGCCCCCGAAGGGACTTACCACTAACGTTTCTTACGTCTTACGCGCTTGGTGCGGTTGACTGCGGGCGGCAGTTGCATCCGTAAGGATTCGCCCCTTCCAGCACGCTGACTGTCGGGGTTGAAGGCAAACCCACCACACCATAGATTGCACGGCATGTCTTGCGGTCCGTATAGCACATACTTTCCTTCAGGACACTATCCATGCCCATTTGAATGATCTTGTTCTGGTACAGGTTGGCAACTTCCATTCCGTATACCTTCTTGTCCAGCTCACAGAACTTGGCGGAGTAACGTTCATTAAGTGTGTCGTAGAGATCACGCTGTCCCTTGTACAGTCCGAATGCGGCTGTGTTCAGCTTGTCATTCATGTTGTCGTAGAGGTCACGGGAAACCTTGTAATTTCCGAAGTCACCGTCTACCTGTGACTTGTAGAGCTGCCATTTCTCGTTAATGTCTATCTCGCGATGTGCGTACATCTGCTCCTGAGTGTTGACTTTAAGGCCCCAAATGGTATTGGTCAAACTCAAAGCTTCCTCACATCCCTTCTCCCACGCCTGGAATGCCGTAGGAGCCACGCCCGAACGTCCGGCAATGGCATCGCTGACCGTATTGATGTTTACGTTCTCAGGCATACCGCCACCACCAAAAATGCGACCTCCGCGACCCCATAATGCGGCTGCACCCAGAGCCGTACCGATAATACCGGTAGTCAATGCTGCGTTACCTACGCCCTTAGAAGCATATTCCTTACGATCTTCGCCATGGACATACTCCTTTTCTTTGATTACTTGTTTTACTTCTGCTTCCATATAACTTGTATTTTGTATTGCAGCCCTTCGTTGGGCTACATGCAAAGAAAGCCATAATTCATCGGCAAATGAAATACTTGCTTGCAATATACTTGCTGATTACTTGCCAATTGCTTGCCACAATCCACTTGCTTAATTTTGCCCTGTTGGAGCGGATATAAGATACACCCTGCCTGGTCCTGTGTATGACCCTGCCAATCTCCTCATCGGTCATCATCTTGGCTAACGCCATTACAAGGAGGTATCGGGCATCGGCACACTCCTCCCGGTTGCTATGCAATATGTCAGCCTCATCAATACCTGTAACATTACATACTGTAATTATGACATCCTGATATAATTCCTCTATTCTCATCGATACTTTTTTTTTAAGATTGGAAAACAAAACACCCAAAACCTTGTTTACAACTTAAGAAAGCCGTAAACAATGCCTTGGGTGTTCATCTCCTGTCGACTGTCAATCATTAAGGAGGACGGCTTTCTTTTCATTCTAAGCCGTAAAAGAACTGCTTTTGTTATTTTGAGTAATCGCTACGCTTCTACTCGTAGCGTTGTGAGGATAATCCTCGGTATAGTGTCCTATTTCATTTTGAACCTCCCTTCTTTTTTATATTATAATTTTGCAATTATACAAATAAATTACCACACCAACAAATTATAACTAATTCCAATTCCTACATAACTCCCCACCGGATAACTATATCCTGCCTGAATCCCTAATCCCCATTTTTTTGATGGACATTTCGGTATGCGCACAATATCATTAGTAACCGTGACAGTCTTAGGATATACCTTCAAACTGTCCAAGTTCGGGTTATAACCACTGACATAAGCCGTATAGTTACTGTCCCGGTATATCTTCTGCTCGACAGGGAGCACCGTATCACCTACATGGATAGTATCGCCCGTGTGCCAGCAAATCAAAGGAGTAGGAAGGTAGTAGGGGACCGTATCCCTTCTTATCACAAGGCTTGAGCTGAATACCGTATCCGTTCTTGCCTCTATAACTGCTTCGGGGGATGGCTTTGCAAACCATCCTAAACCGAAAGCGAGTACAATCAGTAATATGTAAGGAAGCCATTTCATTTCAATTTGCTTTTAGCTTGCAACATTAACATACAACCCTACCAAGCTGCTTAAGTCATGGGTCAATGCCTGACCGCTGTCCCTTGTGCAGATATACAATACGTCATTCTGAGTATAGTACTTGTCCTTGAATATCTCCATAGGAGGTGTGTAGGGTATCGGGTCATCCTTGGTGCCTGATGCGGTCTCTACAACCACTTCGTAGAGTGCTGCCGTAGCCATGCCGGGATATTGGCTCTCCAAAACCATAGGGATATCTTGCCGGACCTTATACAGGTGTTCCTTGTAATTAACCTTCATCCCCTTGGATAAGGATTCGTCTATATATTCCGCCCAATCGGGGTACAGCGATTTAACTTTTAAAGATTCGCTGTCTGTCAGGCTCAATGTCTGTATCTGTTTTTTGGCGGATTCCACCATGTTTTGTGCGGATGCAGCCAATATGTAATCAGCACTATAAGGTTGCGGTTCGTGATTCCATTCTTCCGATTCCATGATTTGTACGAATTCGGGGTCATCCATTCTGTAGGTGGGGAAGGAGTCCCTTGGGAAGAGGTTAACGAATTCTTCATGCAGCACTACTTTAGTGCCGTCTGCGTTGCTTCGCATTGTCGGCATAGCCAACAATCCATGTTGGGTCAGCCATTCCACTGTAACGATTGTATATCTCATTGTCCAATTATATTAGTTAATACGTAATCAATTAATTCTTGCTCTGTGAATCCGTCTGCCTCTGTTGGTATGGAGTCGAAGGCTATGGAGTTGTAGAAGGCGAGTTTGGATGGATAATTTTCAAAATCAGTAGCGAAATATCTTGGGGTTTTTGTGTTCTCAACTGTTACATCATCATTTACAATTGTCAAAATATGCTTCTTGTTTAGCAGATTTGCACTTGTAATAGTGTTATTCAGAACACCATCAATATAAGTATGTCCGTTGTTTTTCCAATTATAAGCCACATCATCACCGCCAGGCTTACCTAATACAGAGAATGTAAGAATGTCCTTTTCTTTTCTCTGCTCGTAAATATATCTAACGTAGTGTCACCTTCGTTTCTTCTTCCATTGAGAATAATTTCATTCTCTGTTTGTTTACCGATAGCATTACCAATCGGACCTTTGACCCACTTTGTAAAATTAGTGTGATACACATCCATCGGTTTGCTCATGTCATAATAGAATGAGATATGCTCCCTTATCCATTGAGGATAGGGGAAGGCTTGGAACCACCGCCACCCGAACGGATTTCGCCAATGTGATTCAGTGCGATTGTATTCAACCGCACCGAATTTAAAGATATTGTGTTAACCTTCATATC